GAATCAACTCAGGCAATGCGATTTGACATGGATTCAGCTTCTAGCCCAACCTATCGTAAGCGAGATGCTTAATGGCGGTTAAAGACTTAATAGGTCCGGGTCTTGTTGGCTCTAGCACAACCAAGTACATCATTACTCGTGGTTTCACCACGGCTCAGTCGATGATACCGATCATTGCAGAGGTCAATACCTTGATGGGTGATGTGACCGATGAGGTGTACAGGCAGGGTGTAGCCATTACAGGGTTCACCTTTGTGCTCATCAATAAGTCTACTGGTGCGGCTATTACCAGTGGTGGTGTGACCTGTAAGGTTATCAAGGACGGTGCATCCCAGGTTACTAGTACTAACAGTGCGGCTCACGAGGGTAATGGACAGTGGTCAATCACACTAACGGCAACTGAGATGGATGCAGAGCAGGTAGGGTTAGCGATTACCCACTCCACCGCATTGCCGTTATACAAGACGTTCAGGACTATCTAATGATGATACCAATCAAGGGTAAAAGACCTAAGAAGCGTAAGCTCAATGCTAGGGAACTGTTCAAGGACAGGGCTAAGCGTGAGGGTCGTATTGAGGAGTATAACCGTAGATACAAGGAGAATAAGACTAAGCCTCAGTACTCATGGGTTGAGGCAGCACAGAAGGCTATGGATGATATGGGGTTTATCTCCGTTGATCTAGAGCGTGAGATGAATGAACGGTTCATGAGGTTTGGTGAGGCAGGGATACCAGAGCAGTTAGTCGCTGCACAGGATCAGATCAAACAGGGGGCGTTGATAGAGACACTAGGTGAGTTTGACATTAACGAGTCAGAGCTACCAGTGGACATTGCCTTTGTATTCCATAACCTGCATAAGGCGGTAGGAGAACAGCCTCAGTGGAAGGTTACACCTAGTGAGGCTCCTTCTCCGGGTGCATGGAACATGCTTATATGGGCAGCAGACAACCAAACAAAGTTCTTTGACAAGGTGCTTGGGGACAAGCTGAAGCAAGGGACTAAGGGTGAAGAGCAGGGGATGCGCGACACGGGAGAAAGTATTGAACAGATAGAGCAAATGCTCGGCCAACTTTCAGGGGTGTCAAATGAAGAAAATGTACTACAGGATGGGGACGGTGTTTTTCGCAGTTAGCATAGTATATATCTGTGCTCTTATTTGGAAGACGTATGTATGGTGGCAGTGGATAAACTCATTGCAGAATGTCTTAGATATTAATAACAAGGGACTTACGATTTGAGTCTGTACGAGCAAGTACCAAAGACGCTCAAGGAAAACCTAGAGTATCGAATGGAGCTGTTGAAGTGGGCTGATACCCCAGAGAGACAGCGTACTATTTGGACTGCCTGTAAGCATGACATATTGTTTTTCATCAATACGTTCTGCTGGTTATACGAGCCTAGAAACAACCGCTTACGTGGTACGACTAGCAATGTGATCCCATTCATTACCTACGGGTTTCAGGATGAAGCCTTCCTGGCTATGCACGAGGGTCTAGGTGAGAGTGACATAGGGCTTGAAAAGTCCCGTGACCTTGGTGCTACATGGATGTTCCTGACTCTGTTCTTTCATCACTGGATGTTTGATGAGTTCTCTAGTTTCGGGATTATGTCTCGTACTGCTGACCTAGTGGATAAGCCAGGTAAGAAGGACACATTGATGTGGAAGCTAGACTTCCTGCTTGTCGGTGACGGTGGTAAGGGTGGCTTACCCAAGTGGATGAGGCCTAAGAACGTGTACCGTAGTAATATGCTGATGGAGAATCGGGACAATGGTGCTACGTTTGAGGGTGCGTCTACGACAGAGGATGCCTTCCGTGGTGGTCGTAAGAAGGCTATAGCAATCGACGAATACGCTGCCTTCCCCAATGGTGATGACTACAGGGCACTAGCTGCTACTCAGCACGCTACGGATTGTCGTCTCTTTGTATCCACTCCTAAAGGCGCGTCAGGTGCCTACTACGATGTGATGCACACACCTAGCAATATGAAGAAGATCATCCTGGATTGGAAAGACCATCCTGATAGAGGTGTGGGCTTATATACCAGCAAGGACGGGATACTCCAGATACTAGATGATAGCTATGACTTCCCTGCTTCCTACAGGCATGTGCTCGATGGCTTACAGCGCAGCCCGTATTACGACCAAGAGTGCTCACGTCCTGGTGCAACGCCACAGACGATAGCTCAGGAGCTTGACAGGGATTATGGTGGATCAGAGTACCAAATCTTCGGAAAGGAGCTATATGAGGCAGGAAAGCCGAATATTTTGAATCCTTACCAAAAAGGTATACTATTTTATGATGAAGAAACTCTTGAACCTGAGTATAATGAAACGCAAGATGGGCCATTTGAAATCTGGTGCCATCGGGACTCTAGAGGGATTCCTGTTAATTCAGGGCAATACGTCATAGGCTGTGACATTAGTGCAGGTCTTGGTGGTGACTACACCAGTAACTCCGTAATGTTTGTTATGGATACAGTTACTGGGCAGCAGGTTGGTGAGTTTGCAACGAACACGGTGCGACCTGAAGCGTTTGCTGACATGACAATAGCTGCGAGTAAATGGTTCAATAACGCCTATCTGATCTGGGAAATGAATGGACCACCTGGTGGTGCCTTCACGAAACAGGTGCTCGAACGTAAATATCCCTATATCTACTATCGAGAAATTGAGAACAAGACATACCGGAAGAAGACTAAGAACCCTGGATGGTTCAGTACAGACAAGAATAAGCTATCTGTGCTCAGTCAAATGTCTGCGGCAATCAAGTCAGGTGAGTACTGTGTACGCAGTAGTAAGCTATTGAATGAGTGCCGACAGTATGTTTACCGGAATGGTAAGGTTGTTCACTCCCGATCCGTTAGGACTATGGATGACAGTGCGAAGGGACAGGCACATGGTGACCGTGTTATAGCAGCCGCTATTGCATGGCACGCTGGTAAGGATCGTCCGGCAGTAAGCAAAGAGGATAGGGAAGACTATGAGGACAACGTGCCTTATGGTTGCATGGCGTGGCGATTTCAGGAACAGGACAAACGCAAATCAGCCCTAAAAGATCGATGGTAAATGGACCCGAATAACGAAATACAGCGTTCTCGACTCCTCAAGGCGATAGAAAACTCTACACGAGTTCTCAGACCGTTTAGAGAAGTTCGTAAGAAATTGGTCCAGGACTTTGTTGGTTCTCAATATGGGTCTACGGGACAAGACCGTCAAGACATCATCATGAACTTGATGTACCAGACGGCTGAAACCTATACCATGTCGTTGGCTGCTAACCGACCTCGTGTGCTCGTAACCTCACAGCACCCAGATGTCTCATGGTTCGCTCATTCGTTTCAGCTAGGAATCAATAACCTAATCAAAGAGATAAGGTTAGAGAGTACACTACGTAAAGCGGTAATGGATGCTTTCTTTACTATGGGAATAGTGAAGGTGTACACGGCTGATTCTGGTTTAGTTCAGCTTGAAGGTGAAGATGAATGGGTAGACCCTGGCAAACCATTTGCCGAGAACATTAGTCTTGATGACTTCTGTTATGACACAACTGCTTCTGAATGGCGCAAAGCGTCGTTTGTTATGAATAAGTATCGCATCAGTAGAGACAAGGTTCTCAACGATGATGCCTATGACAAGAAGGTAGCAGAAGGTCTAAAGATCGTGAGTCAGTATCCGGGATGGAACCCTGACTCAGGTGAAGTGCCAATCCGAGAGATGCTCAAGAGTGAGACTCAGGAAGCTGGCATAGAACCCATGGTCGATTTGATGGATGTCTGGCTACCTAAAGATAAGCTAGTGGTAACTATGCCAGTAGGGGAGAATGCTAAACCCTTGCGTGTGGTCGAATGGGAAGGTCCAGAGAGTGGTCCATTCCACATACTAAGCCTTACGTGTGAAGTGCCTGATAACATCATGCCTGTGTCCCCTGCAATGAATCTGAAGCCATTGCACGACCTCATCAATGGTTTAATGCGTAAGCAGCGAAGACAAGCACAGAGACAGAAAGACATACCGTTCTACCAAGCTGGTCACCAAGACGATGCACGTCGTATTGAGAAGGCTAGTGATGGTGAATGGACACGAGTTGATAATCCAGAGTCAGTCAACGTCATGAAGATGGGTGGAGTTGATCCACAGAACCAAGCCTTCACTCATTCGATGAAAGACACCTATGACCGTATGGCTGGTAACCTTCAGATGATGGCAGGGTTAGGACCACAGGCTGACACACTAGGTCAGGACAAACTGATCCACGGAGCTGTATCCAAACGTGAAGCGAACATGCAATATCGTGTGGTCGATTTCACTAGCCGGATATGCCGGGACTTAGGTTCATTGCTATGGCAGGATCAAGTACTTGAGATACCACAGGACTTCGAGTCGTCTGGCATACAGGTTAAAGCTGATTGGAACCCTGATGTTCGGGAAGGTGACTTCATTGACTACAACTTTACGATTGAACCTTACTCGATGATGTACAAGTCACCAAGTGAGAGAATGCAGGGAATAACAAACTTCATCACCCAGATTGGTTTACCAATGCAAGGCATGATGGAACAGTATGGCGGGACTATCGACATACAAGAGATTGTAGATATGTACGCAGAGCTGATGGATCCACCAAGGCTCAAAGAGATCATCAAGTTCCAAGAACAAAAACAAGATATACCGGGTCCTACTCCAGGGGAACCAGCAAAGGCAAGTCACACAGTTCGGGAGTCAGTTCGTAGGAGTGTACCCACTGGAGGAACTGAGCAATCACGTAGTAATG